ATTTACACAGCTCCGGCTGTTTCTCTCTCGCTCTCAACCAAACGCTTAAACCCCGGGGCCAACATTCGCTGGAAAAGTGGGGCCAGATTTAGTTGACATTCGCAGCTCTCAATACGGATGGCGCTCACCGGGAAAATCGCCCAGCTATCCTCTGCTGAACTCAATAGCAGCACTTTCTCGGCACTGGAGGGGAGGGCGGTCTAAATCTCTGGGCTGAGGCTTGGTAGACCGCCGCGGCAGCCTTTCACACGTGGCCGCAAGTTTCGGGGTGGGGGGTCACCGGAAGCAGGTAATAAGTGACGGGTTGACGAGACTCCCATATGGGCCCTTGGGTCCTACCTGGCGAGTTTCGAAGGCGGGTGGGACCACGGCTCAAATTCGCTAGCGACAGGGCTCCGAAGTTAGTTAACAATATGGTTAATTCCAGATACACGGCCGGCAGTCGGCGGCACGCGGCATGAAGGTCCAGATGTGGGCCATCGAGAAGCCGATACCGTACGCCCGCAATCCGCGCCAAATCCCTCAGATCGCTATAGATAAGGTGGCCGCGAGCATTCGTGAGTTTGGATTCCGGCAACCGATCGTGGTCGACGAGAAAGGGGTCATTATTGTCGGTCACGCGCGCCTGCTCGGTGCTCACAAGCTCGGGTTAACTCAGGTCCCGGTGCATGTCGCGGCCGGGTTAACCGCCGCACAGGTGAAGGCCTACCGGCTGGCGGATAACCGGACCAACCAGGAAGCTTTCTGGGACATGGAGGCCCTCGCGCTGGAGTTGGCGGACCTGAGGGTGGATGAGTTCGATCTCGATTTGACGGGGTTCAATCTCGATGAGATCGAAACGCTGCTGACCGAGAGCACGGACGGCCTAACGGATGATGACGAAGCCCCGGCGGTCCAGGAGTTCGCAGTTACCCATGCGGGTGATCTGTGGATCCTGGGTAATCACCGGCTGCTCTGCGGTGATTCGACCTCCATCGACGCCGTGAAGCGCCTTATGGACGGGCACAAGGCCGATCTGGTGTTTACCGACCCGCCGTACAACGTGGACTACGAAGGCTACACGGAAGAGAAGTTGAAGATTGAAGGCGACAAGATGAGCCCCGAGGAGTTTCGGGAGTTCCTCGGGTCCGTGTTCTCGTCCTACGTTTGGGCGCTCAAGCCCGGCGCTTCGATGTACGTCTGCCATCCGTCCTCGTGGCAGCGGGAGTTCCAAGGAGCACTCGAGCTTTCGGATTTCGAATTGCGCTGCCAGATCATCTGGGCGAAGAACACCTTTTCCTGGGGTTTCGGCCGCTACAAGTTCCAGCACGAGCCGATCTTCTATTGCCATCGGAAGGGCCAGACCGATCCCTGGTACGGGGACAAGTCTCAATCGACCTTGTGGCAGGAGAAGAAGCCCGCGGCGAATCGCCTTCACCCGACGATGAAGCCGGTCGAGCTTATTGAGCGCGCACTCATCAACAGCAGCAAGACGGGGGACCTCGTTCTCGATCTGTTCGGCGGCTCGGGATCGACCATGATCGCGAGCGAAAAGAACCGCCGGCACGCTCGCCTCATGGAACTCGATCCCAAATACTGCGACGTGATCGTTCGCAGATGGCAGGAGTTCACAGGAGAGCCGATCCATCTCGAAAACGGGCGCATCTTCGCCGAACTGGAAGTGGAGCGCGGGAAGAAAGCAGCGTGAGGCGGTGAATAGCGCCGAGTTCGCTAAGTCGCAGGGCTTCTCGCGGCCGTACGTGACCAAACTCGTGCAAAGCGGCGTGATCGTGCGGGATAAGAATGGCCAGATTGATCCAGACGCAGCTCTAGCCGCTCTGCGAGCGCGACGCGACCCGGCAAAGGCACTTCGGCGAGGCCGGCCGGCGCGGAATGGCGACCCTGGCGCCCAGGACAGCGAAGCGTTGTCAATCCTCATGTTGAAGAGCCGTATCAAAACCGAGGTCGAGCGAGGAAAACTCGCGGAATTGGACCGACGGCAGCGCGAAGGCGAGCTCGTCGAGCGGCGTGACGTAGAAGAGGCGGCGTTTTCGAATGCGCGGAACGTCCGTGATGCCCTGATGAATATTCCGGCGCGCGTTTCCTCGCTCTATGCGGCCGAAACCGATCCGCAGAAAACTCATCAGAGCCTCGAATATGAGATCCGAACGGTTCTGGCCGGCCTCGTCGGCGAGACGGGAGTGTCTCCGAACCAGTGATGGAAGCCGTGCAAGTATACGGGACGGCTTTCGCGCAAGGGCTACGCCCGGAATCGCGCCTCACTGTTTCCGAATGGGCCGACCAGTATCGGCTTCTTTCGCAGCGTGCTTCGGCGGAAGCGGGGCGTTGGCGCACCGCCCGGACTCCGTACCTCCGCGAGATCATGGACGAGCTCTCATCCTCTTCTCCTTGCGAGCGGGTTGTGTTCATGAAGGGTGCGCAGATCGGGGGCACCGATGCGGCAACAACTGGCTCGGGTACATCATCCATCACGCGCCAGGCCCCGTCATGTCGATTCAGCCGACGATCGAGATGGCGAAGCGCAACTCGAAACAGCGCATCGATCGATTGATCCAAGAGAGCCCGGTGCTGCGCGATCTGGTACAGAGTCCGCGGTCACGCGATAGCGGCAACACCACACTTTCGAAAGAGTTCCCGGGCGGGATCCTGGTCATGACGGGCGCGAACAGCGAGGTGGGCTTGCGGTCCATGGCTGCCCGCTATTTGTTTCTCGATGAAGTCGATGCCTATCCGCTCGATGTGGATGGCGAAGGCGATCCGATTGTGCTCGCCATGGCACGCACAAGAACCTTCGCGCGCCGGAAAATCTTCCTGTGTTCGACGCCGTTGACGTCGGGTTCGAGCCGTATCGAGGCTGCTTACGAACGGTCGGACAAGCGGCGATACTTTGTCCCATGCCCGGTCTGCGATCACTTTCAGGTGCTCGAATTTGCGCGTATCCGGTGGGAAAACAAGGACACGGAGACCGCAGCCTACTATTGCATGAACGAGCGATGCGAGGCCCGCATTGAGAACCATCACAAAGCTGAGATGCTGGCGCGCGGTGAGTGGCGGGCCAGCCAGGCGGGCGATGGGAAAACGGCGGGTTTTCATCTACCGAGCTACTACAGCCCGGTGGGCTGGTTTTCTTTCGCTGATGCTGCGCGGATGTTTCTTTCGGCATCGGCCGAAGGCGGGCAGCAACTACTGCGCGTCTTCACCAACACGGTCGATGCCTCGACCTGGAAGGAACTCGGCGAAGCACCCGAGTGGCAGCGTCTATATGAACGCGCTCAGGCCGAAGCGCTTCCGTATGACCGCAAGGTTCCCCAAGCCGGCTTATTTCTGACGGCGGGGGCCGATGTGCAAAAAGATCGCATCGAAGTTCACGTCGTCGCGTGGGGCCGCGGGAAGGAGAGCTGGCTCATCGATTACGAAGTGCTCTCAGGCGATACGTCGCGCCCCGAAGTCTGGACGAAATTGACGGAGTACGCCACCCGGACCTTCACCCATGAATGCGGGGGGACCTGCCCATTACGCGGTTCGCGATCGACTCCGGCGCCGAGACGCAGATCGTTTATTCCTGGGTCCGTTCGCAGGATGCGAGCCGTGTTTTGGCCATCAAGGGTCTGGATCACGGCGTGGCGATCGTCGGATTGCCCAGTTCTGTCGACGTTACAGCGGCTGGGAAAAAGGCGCGCCGTGCGGCCAAGGTCTGGCCGGTGAACGTGTCGGCGCTCAAAAGCGAGCTGTACGGCTGGCTGAAGCTCGAGATGCCCACCGTCGAGCGCAACGAGCCCTTTCCTCCTGGCTTTTGCCACTTCCCGCAGCTCGGCGAAGAGTTCTTTCGACAGCTAACAGCGGAGCAGTTGATCACAAGAATCGTCAGAGGCTACCGAAGACCGAATGGCAGAAGACCCGAGAGCGCAATGAGGCGCTGGATACCCGGATCTATGCCCGGGCCGCCGCCTCCCAGTTCGGGATGGACCGTTTTGGACCGCAGCATTGGGCGGGACTCGAAACACAAATGGCTATCCGTGCGGTGGCCCTTCCGCCACAGCCGGTCCCGGTTCCAGTTCCAGAGCTCACGACGCCGGATTCCAGTCCCAACGCACGTGCCGTGGATCCATTCTATCGGGTATCGAACCGACCAACGTGGTTCGGCAATCGCAAAAGCTGGTTTGACCGGTGACACAATCGCGCAACGGCTCCGAATCGGATCGCACGAACGTGACCGGCGCCGTTCATAGTGCCGAGCTGAGGCGCCGTTTGCCGCCGTTCTGCCTAGCGGCTCGCCACGGATCGGACAAGATTCCGCCAAGAACAGGCAACAGGGAAAGCGTGCTGCGAAGGAATCTGCACGTCAGATCGGCGCCGTATTCCCCTGCGTTCGCGAGGAGCTACTGAATGGGTCTGCGAGGGCCAGCGCCGAAGCCGACCGCGATCAAGCGTCTCGAAGGTAATCCAGGCAAGCGGAAGCTGAACGAATTGGAGTAGACGCCAGCAGCCGGCGCACCGGAATGCCCGGACCACCTTGACGATCTTGCGAGGAGAGAGTGGGATCGGCTGACCTCAATTCTGGTTGCGATGAAGGTCCTGACCGAAGCCGACTACATTGCGCTTGCAAACCTTTGCCAAGCGTACAGCACACTCGTGAATGCCCAGAAGC